ATACCAGCTGCTCCTTCGCCAGTAAATACTTTAGCGTTTGTTGTTTGAACAAATCGAATCTTGTTTAGAGATCCAAGCTCACCTGGCATGATGTTTTCACGAGAACCGTAGTCCTTAACATCAATAAATCCAGTTAACTTACTGATTTGCAAACCAATATCGTATCCACAAATACCAACATAAGAAGGATTAACTGCTTCTGTTGCTACGTTTGTAGATGGATTCACAAACTGCTTAATTGGTTTAGCGTCATTCCCAGCAAGAACTAGGTATGCTGCTTCTACATCAGCTAGGTCGATTACGTCACCTGCGGCAACTGTTACACGACTTGTTGCAGTACCACCGTAAGTAACAGAAGTACCAGCTACCAACACGTCACGCGTAAGCGTGTCCAGTGTAAGGCTTGCTTGCGCACCTTGCTCTTGTGTAAATACTGTCGCTAATGGGTCCATTGTAGTGAAATCTGCAAGGTCAGTGAACTGTAACCAGTCACCGTACTGTGCGATTGTCGCTGTAATGTCCGTATTTGTGATAGAACCTACAGTTGGCTCAGTACCCTCAGTCAAAGCTGTGGTTGCTGCTGCCATCTTATTCCATCGTCGAAATCTTGCTACTTTAGATCCTGATTTCCGTGGGATCGTCTTAACCTGTCCGAACAACATGTGTACAAGATCAGATCGTAATTCCGTAAGGAATGTACGCATGAAATATGCATCAATGTTATCCACGTCACCTGCTACTACTTTAGCCATTTTGTTTTGTGTTTTTAATAATTACTTAACTTTGTGCAGCAATGCTATTCTTATAAGCTTTGAATTCTTCATCAGACATATCCTCGATTCTGATCTCTTGATCGCCATCTTCAATTACTGGTGCTCCTCCTCCGCTTGCTTCTGCTGCTGCTTGTTCCACTGCTTCCTTTTTTGCTGCTGTACCCATTGCTCTTAATGCGTCTCCCGCAGCCATGTCAAACGCGCTTTTTACGTTCACACTTTCTGACAGATGTCCTTCTTTGTATAAACCTCGTACCGCGTCCTCATAGTCTTTGAAGTCTGGGTTGCCCGTGACGAATTGATTGATCTCGTAATCCCGATGGATCTTAGCTGTAATCTTTTCTTCAAGCGCTTTTTCGTCCACTCCTCCGACTCCCTGTTCCTGTAGTGCTTTGACCTGTGCCGCTAAGTCTTCGTATTGAGTAGATTTCTCTTCGATCTCCTTTTGTTGCTTCTCAACCTTCTCGGATTTCCTCTTTACGATGTGTTCTAGTGCATCGATCTTCTCCTCTGGTGTTTTATCACCGCCGTTCCCGTTTTTCCCATCTGACATTTTAATTGGATTAATTTCCTACTCACTCTGGCGGTGTGTCGAGCACCTCTTCGAGTGGATAAGCTTATTAGCTTGGTAGAGGGGAGAGTGGAAATAGGGAAATCTTCTCTCTCCTCAACGAAGCCAATTAGCTACATATATAATTATAACATAATAATTATTCCTATTATTAATAAACAGGTTTAACACCTGTTTCTTTCTTTTCTTTTGGAAGCAACGCTTCTGCGTTCTCCTCTATATTTAGTATTAAATGGTATGCTCTACATACATCTTTTAAGGCCTCAGCCTTGTCCTGGGTCATTTTTTCAATTACAACGCGTTCAGCAGCCTCTGAGAGGTTAAATTTGACCTGTTGAGAGAACCTCTCCCATGCAGGATGTTGTTTTAATGCCCTAATGTCTTCCAAATACGATTTTGCCTCTATTTCGTTCATATTATTGCTCTATTTGCCCTGTTGCTAGTCCTGGTTGTTGTATAGGTGCTGTAGGTTGGAACTCTGTCTCATCTTCTGGTAATGGCGGGTTAGGTATGCCTGGCACAAGCTCTGGGTTTGTCTTATTTAATGTAATAAACTCCTTATGCTTCTGAATCTTCTTATTCCGTGCTGGTGTATCCGCAGCTTTACTATTAATCCGTATGAATACGTTATGATCATCAGTTGCTTTAACCGCAACGTCCTTATTATCACTTAATTTCTTGTTTTGCTCCTCCGCTGTAAGCTCATCCACTGTAGGGGGTACTATTCTTCGTACATCTGCTGTACTCATCCCGCTAGACATAAGTATTTCCTTAGAAACCTCTCTTGTGTCAACCTCTTGGTTGTTTGAGATTAAGAAACTCAATGCATTCACCTTTTGTGCGTTCTTTGCTGCACTTTCTGTCTTAGATACTATCGTAATGTCTGGATCGAACTTCATTTTAAGCGAATCGCTTGTGATCTTTCTCCATTCTGTGTCGAATGCACCAGAAAGACGTACATACTTGTTTCCAAGCCCTTTTTTAAAGAATGATTTGTACAATAAGTACCAATTTCTCCAAAACTCCTTCTCTGATCGCTCTATATTTTTAATTATAAGCCCGTAACGTGTATCAGACCCCTGATTCACTGAGTTTATCTCTGTGGCGCTCTTAACCTTCCCTAATTGTGACCCTTGCTTAACTTCTGGTGTTGCAGAAGCCTTTTCTGCATCCCCAGTCATCATATCGATCATAAATTGAGAAGATGAGGCGATTCCTTGTGTCTCAACTGGCCTAATTGCGTCTCCAACTGGTCCATCAACGGCAATACCACCACCTTGTACTATATCTAGGTCTGATTCCTCTGGTATTTTGTTCGTATCGTACATAAATCGCTTATATGTATCGATTTCTGCTGCTTTCAGCATAATATTCTTCAAATTCGCGTTTCCACGCTGTTTATCCTCAACTAAGTCGCAAATAGACACTCCGTAGAAGTCTCCGGCGATAGGAGAGATAGATCTAACCACTATTGGCCAGAATTTTTGGTTTTTTAACTCTTGTTCTTTAAATATCGTTGTCCCTTCCACGTTAAGTACGAAGAAAGTTCTCTTATTGTCGTAATATGTATACCATTCCATGAAATGATATGTTTTGTTCTCCCCCTCAACGTCATCTTTTTGGTATGTAACACCAAAAGCCTCATCACGAGCCTCTTGTGCCTCTTCTAGGTCTTGTGACCGAGATCCAGCGTCTAATTCGTCAAGGTTTTTAAAGCCCATAGCCTCTGCCTCACGTTTTGTAAGTGCTATTGCTCTCCCGAAGAACCTTGCACCACCCTTACCATTAATAGTTGTTGCCCGTGGGTCAATATATGTTGTAAGTGGATCAAAAAGATCTGGTACTGGTATTTTCTCTTCCGTATTAAACTCTCTCATTAAGCACATCCCTGCTCCGAAGAACAAGGCGTTCCAGTTCCAATTATAATCAAGATCGTACTTATTCATCTTGTCGTAATCGTATGTCGCTGTTATATTTAAGTTCTCAGCAGCCTCGGTATCTCCGTACTCTATACCCTTAAACTCAACGGTCATCCTATCGTTTTGTATAGACGATAAAAGGGTGTTGATAATACTATAAAGGAGGTTGTCTCCAATAGCATCTTGATCCCTTCGACTGTTTTTATATAATTTCATCCATGACTGCCATTTCGGGAGTCTTTCTGATTGTGCTGTATCACAAACTTTCATTTCTGATACTATCTGATTCAGCTTTGCGTCCTCTTTCGTTTCTTTTGTTGCCATGTGTATATTATAACATACTAATTATTAACTATCGTAAACATTACGATTAGGTGCTTTCTTCTTTTTTCTTTTTGCCGGTGGTCGCTTTATGTGGTTAATCATGTCGTATCCTATATAAGCACCAACGAGTAAGTCCCAGTGTTTCGTCTGTCCTGACTTAGACTTAGTAACACTAGCGTACTCTTTGGGGAATGAAATCATCTCCTTTATTAATATCTCAGAACTGAGTTCAATCTCCTCCATATTTAACGCATCACATAATTGATATAATGCTGCTGGCTTTGATTTCCCAGTTGACATCCACCCCATTTTATTATTATTTCCCTTGGAATCCTTCTCATGGAAAATTGCTTTCTTATAGTAAGTTTCTGCAAGTTTTGCGATCGTCGCGTGGCCGTGGTTGTTTCTCTCAACCGCTACCAATGCACTATTATAGTACCTTCCCATTTGTGCAATTTCTACTGCAAAATTTGTAGGGTCGACACTGTCGCTAATATATGTTGCCACAACCTTTACGTTGCCCGTATTAAATAAATGACCAGTGAAGTCAAGCACCACCATTGTGC